ACAATCTGGGTGTTGAATTGGTTCCAGATCGTGCTGACCATGAAATGTTCATTGTTGACTTTGCTGCTTATCGCTATGAAGGTGGTGTTGATCTACCACGTCACCTTCAATGGCGCTTGCACAATCTGCAAATCTCTTCCAAGAAAGAGGTGTGAGATGTGGAATGATGAAATCACATTGATAGGTTTTAAAATTACAGGCAAGGACAAGCTCAAGCAAGATCTGACTGAGAAAGTAAAGACTACAATCTTTTGTAAAAAGAAATCTATTACACGGTCCGAATTTTACCAAGCCAATCAGGCTGGCATTCGTCCAAATCTGATTGTTGATATTCATAGCTTTGAATATGACAATCAGGAATTTGCTGAATTTGGCGGTAAGGAGTACCGGATTTTGAAGACATATCCAATCAACCTCAACATCCTTGAATTGACTCTAGTGGAGAAAATGACATGAGCCAAGATCTAGCCAGTCAAATCGCTAAAGCATTAGCAGAGTATTCCACAGAAGTTGAAGAAGAAGTGGACAAGATAGCAGAAGAAACAGCAGAAGAGGCCGTCCAAGAATTGAAAGTGACAAGTCCCAAGCGATTTGGGAAGTACGCTAAAACATGGAAGAAAAAGAAAATGAGGAAAGGTAATTTTGTAGTGCATAACACAAATTACCGTCTCCCTCATTTGCTTGAATTCGGACATATCAAAAGGAACGGGGGACGGGTTTCCGGCATCGTACACATCAAGCCGGCAGAAGATCACGCTATCGAGAATTTTGAAAAGAAATTGAAGGAGCTTGGAAGATGAAGCTGTCAGAGTTTGCAGAAATTTTGGAACAGGCTGGCTTGCCAGTCACTTACAAGGCATTCAGAGAAGGAAATGTCCCATCACTGCCTTACCTTGTCTATTTTGAAAGCTTACCATCTATCACAGGGGCAGACAATCAAGCATCATACAAGATTCGTACTGTCACGGTAGAATTAGCCTTTGAAAGAAAAGATGAGGAACTAGAAGAACGATTAGAAGAGCTGTGGGATGACCACAAGCTCTTTTATGATGTTCAGGAAGAAAATTTTATTGAATCAGAAAGACTATTCGTGAAGTCTTATGAAGTCTATCTATATTGAGGAGGAAAGAAATGACTGAAAACAAAGTTACATTTGGACTTGAAAATGTCCATGTGGCACCAATCCAATCAATCAGTGAAACAGGAGTGATCACTTATGGTCAGGTATTCCGTTTCCCTGGAGCGATGGAATTGACGCTGGACCCTAAAGGGGATTCAGGATCAGTGAAAGCTGATAACATTGATTATTACTTCATCAACTCAAATGAGGGATATGAAGGCAAGTTCAAAGTTCCACACATCATTGAAGCCTTTGCCACTAAAATCTTGGGGGACATCAAAGACCCTACAACAGGAGTGGTCACAGAAAAGGCAGATGCAAAGACAACCAACTTTGCTCTTATGTTTGAATTTGCTGGGGATGCTAACAAGACACGTCACATCATGTATTACTGTTCAGCAAGTCGCCCATCTAGCGGATCAGCTACCAAGAACGGAACCAACGTGAATGAACGTGAATTGAGCTTCAAGGCCAGCCCTCGTCCCGGTGATCAAGTTGTGAAACGTTCTATCACATCAGCGGATGATCAAGAAGTTTATAAGAAATGGTTTGAAAAGGTTTATGAACCTAATCAAGCTTTGTAATTAGGGAGGTCTTAAATGCGTAAGAGTGTGATCATTAGTGAGAAGGAGTATGAGCTTGTTACAAATGCTTACACTCCTATTGCTTATAAGAGTGAGTTTGGTAAGGATTTCTTCCAAGATCTATTTGGAATGATCTCAAACCAGAATATCATGCAAATGGCTGAGAATGGCAACAATGAAGTTGACATCAACATGTTGGCCAATTTTGACATGACCTTCTTCAATCGCTTGTTTTGGGTTTTCACAAAATCAGGAAATCCACACATCAAGCCTTATGAACAATTTTTCATGGAAATGGAAGAATTTCCTTTGCAGGACATTGCTCCAATTCTAATGGAAATGATCAATGAGACAATGACGTCAAAAAAAAACCAGATGAGTCAGAATCAGCCAGTGATGAAATCTTTACAGTAGAATCCTATCTTTCTTGCTGTAAAGAAACTGGTCTCACAATTGATGATCTGAAGCACATTTCAATTGGAATGGCTCTGGATTATCAAACAGATTATGTGAATTTGCGTACTGAGAACAAATCAGAAACACGCAAGGCCACACAGTCAGATTTTGACTCATTCTAGTCTGAAACAGAGTGCTGAGAGGAAGAATCTGAGGTCAAGTTCATCGAATAGATGGACGATTGGTCACAAGAAGCCTTTAGGCGCTCTTTATATTTTTATACGAAAGGAGGAAACATGGCCGGTAATATTAAAGGGATAAAAATTGAAATTGGCGGTGACACACAGCCCCTTCAAAACGCCCTGAAAAAAGTAAATTCTGCCTCTATTGAAGCAGCAAAAGAATTGAAGAGTATTGACAAGGCTTTGAAATTTGACACAGGGAATGTGACTCTATTGGCTCAAAAGCAAGAAGTCCTCCAAAAGCAAGTCTCAACTACCAAGGAAAAACTGGAAACGCTGAGACAGGCACAAGCACAAGTTGAAGCTCAATTCAAGAGCGGTGACATTGGTGCTGATCAATACCGTGCATTTCAACGGGAAGTGGTCCAGACAGAGAACATCCTGAAGGGCTATGAGAATAAGCTTGAGAATGTCAATAAGGCATTGGATGGAAATGGAAATGCTACCAAGTCCAACAGAGAGCAACTGAAAGAGCTTCAAAACGAGCAACAGCGTCTTGCCAGTGAAGGTGACAGAGTTGTCAGCTCATTCAAATTGCAAGAAAGCCAGATGGGTTCCAACGCTAGTGAAGCAGATAAGCTGGCACTTGCTGAACAGAAGATTGGGAAGCAAAGCGAGATTGTCGCTCAACAGGTCGAGAACCTTGAGAAACAGCTTGCCCTTGCAAAACAAGAATATGGCGAAAACTCAACAGAAGTCAATAAACTAGAAACTCAATTGAACGAGTCCAAGGCTGCTTTCAACGGGCTTGCCAATGAAATGGAAAATCTTGGTGAGTCAGGAAAGAAAGCTAGTAGCGGTCTTGAAGAGACAAATAAACTTCTGAAAGCTGAGTTACTGAATCAATTCTCTGAGAAGCTATCTGAGATCAGTCAAAAGTTGGTTGATTTTGGGAAGAGCGCCCTAGATGCATTCCGGGAAATTGATGAAGGAATGGATACCATTGTCACCAAGACTGGTGCAAGTGGAAAGTCCCTTGAGCAGATGCAAGGAATTGCCAATGGCATAGCCACTGAAATGCCCACTGATTTCAACAAAATCGGGAATGCGGTTGGTGAAGTTAACACTCAATTTGGACTGACAGGGGATGCGCTCAAAACTACATCTGTTGACATGCTCAAGTTTGCAGAAATCAACGGATCTGACATCACGAATGCAACAATTCAGTCCAAGCAAGCCTTGGAGGCTTACGGATATTCTGTTGACTATCTTTCTGATGTGTTGGATAGCACCACTTATGTGGCGCAATCCACAGGGGTTTCTGTTGATGACTTGATGAAGAAAGCAACAGATGGAGCGCCACAAATCAAGATGCTTGGTCTTGAATTTGATGAAGCTGTCACCTTAATTGGTCAACTTGAACAACATGGGGTTGATTCATCAGCAGCATTGTCAGGAATGACAAAGGCAGCAGGAGTCTACACCAAAAAAGGAAAGACCATGAAGGAAGGTCTCAAAGAGACCATTGAAGCCATCAAGAACAGTAAATCAGAGACTGAAGCAATGGGGATCGCTATGGAAATCTTTGGTGCAAAGAAAGCACCTCAAATGGTCGATGCCATCAAGCGTGGAGCTTTGAGCTTTGATGAACTTGGAAAAACATCTAGAGAGTCAGCCGGGGTGGTTTCTGAGACTTACGAAAACACTCTGGACCCTATTGACAAATTCACCACAGCACAAAACGGTTTGAAAATCGTTATGGCTGAAGTTGGTGGAGCAATTGCTGAAACATTCGCCCCTGCCCTTGACATCATTGTGGATGTCTTCAAAAAGGTGGCAGAATGGATCAACAACTTGCCGGGACCAATCAAGAATTTTGTTGTAGTATTCGGAACAATCGTGACTGTGGCCGGTGTGCTTGCCCCTATCTTCCTCGCTCTTCAAGCGGCCGCCGTGGCTGTTGGAACGAGTATAGGAGGGCTGATAGCTGCTGCATTGCCAATCATTGGGGTGATAGCCGCTGTTGTTGCAGCAGTCACAGGAATAGTCCTGGTCATCAAGCACTTGTGGGAAACCAATGAGGGATTTAGGACCGCTGTTGAAACCGTCTGGAATGCCATCATGTCAGTCATCAATACTGTTGTCCAAGCCATTTCAAGCTTTGTAATGGAGATTTGGGGAACCCTAACAACTTGGTGGAATGACAATCAACAACTGATCAGACAAACAGCAGAAACAGTCTGGAACGCTATTTCAGCAGTAGTGACAACGGTCATGAATGTTCTTGGTCCATTTATTCAAACGGCATGGAATAACATTTCAACAGTAATTTCTACGGTCTGGGACACCATCAAGACGGTTGTTGAAACAGCTATCAATGTAGTTTTAGGCATCATCAAGACTGTGATGCAAATCATCAACGGTGACTGGTCTGGCGCTTGGGAATCTATCAAAGGCATCGCTGAAAGTATCTGGAATGGTATCAAGAGCATTGCTGAATCTGTATTCAATGCAATGGCTCAGATCTTATCTAACATCTGGAATACTATTTCAAGCACTGCATCAAGCATTTGGAATGGTATCAGCTCAACCCTATCAGGTATCTGGAATGGAATTTCAAGCACGGTCTCAAGTGTGTTCAATGGAATTTCAAGCACGATTTCAGGAATCTGGAACGGTATCAGCTCAACTGCATCAGGAATCTGGAACGGGATCAAAGACACAATTGGGGGTGCTATCAATGGAGCCAAAGATCTAGTAGGAAAAGCCATTGACGGAATTAAAGGTTTCTTTAATTTCCAATTCAAATGGCCACACATTCCACTACCTCACTTCAAGGCCAGTGGATCACTGAACCCAATGGACTGGCTGAAAGGTAAAGGGATTCCAAGCATTGGCATTGAATGGTATGCCAAAGGTGGGATCTTAACAAAGCCCACAGCATTTGGCATGAACGGGAATAGCCTCATGGTTGGTGGGGAAGCTGGAAAAGAAGCAGTCCTACCACTGAATGAACGTAACTTGAGCGCCATTGGTCGAGGCATTGCCCAAACAATGGATCCACAAGGAACCGTGATCAACATCAACATCTCTGACAACATCATTAGAGAAGAAGCTGATATTGAGAAAATCGCTAATAAAGTATCTCAGAAGATAGCTGCTGAATTGAGAAGACAAAAAGAATTGAGAGGAGCGCCTGCATGGTAAGATACAACGAATTGATAATTGATGGAGTCGGGACTTCATCATTTCCATTTGATGTGATTGTACTTGAAGGCCCTACAATTCAGGTTGGTCTCTCAAAGGACAAACTTTTGAGTCATGATGGAGTTAGTGGATATATTGTTCAGTCAAACCCTCACAGAGAAGCGATTGAAAAGAAATACACTCTTCAGCTCATCAACCCAACAGAGTTGCAAGTCCTTGAATTTGTCCAATTTCTCTCAAAAAGGAATTTCTGGCTTGAGAATCAACAGAACAAGCTCACAAGATGGTTCTGTTATCAGACAAAGGTGTCTGACACTCAGAGAGATAAAACTAAAATGTATTCTGTGGAAGTGACATTTGTTTGTCACCCCACAAAATACATGAAGAACAATGATGTTCAAACTCTCACTTCAAATGGTGTTCTCAGGCTGCAAGGTAGCTCACTTGCGTTCCCTAAAATCACAATTAGAGGAAACAGCTCATCTGAGACCAGTTTCACAATTGGAAAACAAACCATCAAGCTTGAACAGCTATCTGAGAGCGCTGTGATGGTGAATGATCCACAGAATCCAAGCTTCTTGGATAAGAAAGGGAATTTGGTGAAGTGGTCAGGAGACTTCATCACAATTGACGCTAATCAGGCCCAGAAGACGGTTGGTGTGGTTTTAGGTCCTGGCATTCAATCGCTTGTTTTTGAAACGAATTGGGGGTGGTTATAATTCTATATTTATTAGACAGAAATGTTCAGACAGTAAAATGGAATGGCCAGCCACTCCATGAAGCAACAAAAGCAGAAGTTGAAGAAGTAATCAACGTGAGCTACACTCTCAAGGTTGATTATCCAATCACAGACACTGAAATTTATAAGAAATTTCAGGAAGACATGCTCATCATTGCCCCCACCCCTGTCACTGGCCGGCAACTATTCCGAATTAAGGAAATCAGTGAGCAAGATGACACAGTAAGTCTGACTTGCCAGCATATCACAGAAGACATCTTCAAGCGCTCTGTGCGTCCTATCAAGGTTTCAAATTCAACTTGTCAGATTGCCTTGAATGCTATGATTTCAGCAGTCAAGACGCCACTTGGGAAATTCTCTTTCACAAGTAACATCATGGACAATAGAACTTTCAACACCACAGAGGATGAAACACTCTATAAGATTCTTATGGATGGAAAACATTCCATCGTGGGTGCTTGGGAAGGTGAGATGATTCGTGATAACTTCCTGATTGACATTCCAAAGAGTCGGGGAATTGATCGTGGTGTAGTAATCACAACACATCAAAACCTGAAGCAGTATGAACGGAATAAGAGCAGTTCCAGCATCATCACAAGACTACATCTGAAATCAACATTCAAGCCAGAGGGAGCAGAAGAAGACACGGTTCTGAAAGTCACCGTGGACAGCCCCCTCATTGGCAATTACCCTTATATCAATGAAGCTGAGTATGAGAACAATGATCTTACTACAGAGGAAGAATTGAGAAAATGGGGTGAAGCCAAATTCAAGAATGGCAATATTGACAAACCAACAGATCAAATCAAGATTGAAGCGTATGAGTTAGATGGTCAAATTGTACATCTTGGAGATACAGCATCCCTCATGAGCTTGAAACATGATGTCATGTTGAAGAAAAAAGCTGTTGGCTATGTCTTTGATGCTCTCTCAGAAGAGTATATCTCTCTTACATTTGATGACAAAGCTGGTCACGGTGGAGGCATGTCAGGTTCTAATGGAATTTCTGATGTGGCATCCGAAATCCTTGATACAGTCCAAAAGACTCAAGAGGATGATGAATACTACAAGAAACTGAAAGTATTGGTTGACAATGCCAATAGGGCTTTTGAAGACAAGGCAGGAGCCTTGAAGAAAGAGATCACAGATGGCATTGAGGAAGCCAAGGCTCAGGCTGAAGTGGTCAAAGAGGAAATCTCAGCTCAAGTCACTGAGAAGATCAATGCTGCTAATCAGAAGAACAAAAATGAAATTGTAGAAGAGTTCAAAGCTCAATACAATGGCATTGAAGTCAAAATGGAAGGTTTGCAAGCTACTACTGACAAATTAAAAACCAGTGATGCTGATATCCAAAAGCTGATCAATGACTTCAAAGCTCAAACGCAAAGCCAATTTGTTGGGGTACAAGGCGCACAATCCAGATTCGAGCAGACCACAGAAAAAGCCATCTCTGACCTCACTAATGTGGCCACTGGCAAAGCAGATCGCTCTTATGTTGAGCAGACAGTGAACAGAGTCAAAGAAGAATTCACTTCAATAGGGGCTGGCGGTGGCCCTAACATGCTTAGGAACTCAAGAGCAGATGAAGGCTTGAAATATTGGGAAGAGGCTAATGGAAGATTAAGCTTCACAGCTCACCAATTTTACTTCAATGGTCAAAAACGAATGTTTGAATTAAAACCTAGTGCAGTTGTTAAAAGTCCGCGCTTTATTGTGAAACGTAGCGCTAATTATATGTTAAATATGCTTGGTTTTGACAATAATTCAAAAAGTTTCAAGATTTATTTTTGCAAGCGCAAAAAAGGAAACACAGCGGACTTTGAAGAAAAACAAGTCATTTTTGAGGGGGCCGGTAGTCCTATTTTTAATAACTCAAAAGCTGTTAAGAGATCCTTTAAATTTAACGTGGGTGATTTTGATGATGGCTACTTACAATTTGAGTATTTAAGATATGACCCGAACCGGTGGGGCGGTCTATTCTTAACAGAACTTGACTTCTATGAAGGTACAAATGACCGCTTGTGGCAACCTGCACCAGAAGATCAAAATTATTTAGTAGAGCAAGCACAGGCTACTTTTGAGAAGACAGTGGAAGGCCTATCTACTCAATTAACAAAATTAGAGACCAAAACTGGTCCATCCGGTGAACTTGAGCAACGAATGCTGACCTACTCTGAAAAAGCTGCTGTAGACGCTTTGAAAGCAACAAGGCAGATTCTAGAACAAGGATATGTTGCTAAAGCTCAATACACTGAAGATGTAGCTGGAATTACAAGAAGATTTGATGAAATCGTTCAAGCTGGTGAGAATCTGCTCAAGAACAGTGGCAATCCTCAAGATGTAGAGGGGTGGGGATATTATGATCCCGGATTGATTCCAATAGTAACGGTATCAACTAATCCACTCTACTACAATGAATCCAGAAAACTCTTTAAGATTGAAAATGCAAGTGACACTACTAAAGCAGCAGCATCACAACGCTTCAACACCAAAAGAAATACAACTTACACTATTTCATTTGATGCAATTGGTTCAAGCAATCTTAAAGCTGCCACATTCTACTTTTTGGCAAGGAAGAAAGGTGAGACGGGGAATTTTACAAAAGTATTCACGCTTGCTGACAAGATCGCCATCCCACAAGATAGAATCACACGCTACTATTTCACAGTCAATTCTGAGGAATATGATGAGGCATTTTTGCGATTCGACAACACTGGATCATCAAATGGACAGCCAGCAAGTCTCTATTTTGGGGATATTGATGTTTATGAAGGATCTATCAAGAGAGCCTACCAACCACCAACAGATGATGGTTCATCAGTGATTGAAGCTAAACTTGCCGAATTCAAGCAAGGGATTGATGGGCAGTTCACAACATTCTCCACAGAGTTTGGAATGAAGCTGTCCAGTCAAAATTCTGTCCTTAATGACAAGTTAGATGATTTCAAGGATAGTATCAACGGGCGCTTTGCAAACTACCAAAGCACAGTCGATGGGCAAGTGGCAACGATCATCAGCCAATTTGATGGAGTTCTAAAGAAAACAGACATCAACATCACAGATGGCCAAATTTCATTTGGCACAGGCAAGACCATCAACGGAAGGACCATCAGCTCATTGCTGGTACAAGAACCAGAAGCTATTGCTTTGATCGCAAAATTGATCAAGGTGAAAGGTGACATGGTAGTTGATGGATCTATCACAAGCAGGCATTTGGCATCTCAGAGTGTCCGAACCGGTCACATGGAATCTGGCTCAGTAACAACTCAGATTCTGGCCAGCAATGCAGTCACAGCAGATAAGCTTTTAGTGGATTCTGCCATGATCAACAAATTTGTATCAAACCAAGCTTTCATCAGAGAGTTAGCTTCACAGAGAGCATTCATCACTCAATTGATATCTGTGGGAATTTCCGCAAATGACATTCGTGGTGGAAGATTGACCGCAAACTCTGGTGTATCTAATTTTGATTTAGACAATGGAAGATTGTCATTCTACGATAACTTCACAGGAGTCTTCCGGGATCAAACAAATGCTTCTAGTCAAGGGCTTTTCTTCCGGAATGATGATGTGACGATAAACGGAAGACGCTACATCAACTCAAAAGCCATTATTGGCGCTGACCGTCGGGACAATGACATCAGAAGCCACTGGGATCAAGGTGGATTCAATGGAATGATTGTTGATACCATTAAGGGTGTAGGTACAGGGGATCACGACAACGCAGATAAGGTCACATTTGTAGGCGATAGATTCAACTTCACTCACTCTTATAATTATGACCAAGCCACAGGAAGCAGTCCTTATGGTTGGAGAATAACCACTTGGGGAGGAACAACAATTGCTCCATACGGTACCAACGGAAGGAATACCAACATACAAGCTGGTGACTTCTTACTTATTAACAATGGAAACAACGGTGTGTGGCTCAGACAAGCTTTGAGAACTCTCAGAACAGCATTGCAGCACTTTGTCAACGCTGGCTTTGCAACTGATGACTTCACCCCTCAAAATGGGAAGCCTATGAGAACAGCTCTTCATAGTTCCATTAGAAATGCAGTAGCTAATTCATTAAGAGATTTTGATAAATTCGGAATCTAGAAAGGTAACAAAAAATGAAAGAAAACACTTATGTATCAATCATCACAGATCTAGCCAATCAATTGGCTAGTAAATCAATCAATGAAGCTGAGTTCAAAGCACGATTGACCGAATCACAACAGGAGAAACAACAGCTCCTCAAAGAACTAGAAATCTATCGCTCTGTTCTGGAATCTGACAAAGATTTGAAGGACCTATTTGAAGAAGTTAAAACCAAGAATGAGGTAAATGCTTAATGAATTATAAAGTACAGTTCAAAGCCTATGATCCCATAGCAAATGCCACAAAGGTTTCCATCAAGCAAGATTATCCATACCGGGTATTTGAAGAATCTCTTCCAAACAACCGCATGGGAGATGAAGAATCATCACTTGTGGAAGCTGTTCTAAACCTTGTACGCATGGAACTTGACCCTTCTGGCGCTATCGTGGCCCTCAAGAAAGAGCTTGACAAGTCTGTTGATGCCAATAAGAACGCTATCCTGAAGATTCAAGAACTCACTCAAGAGAACGAAAAGAAAGATGTCCTAATTCAAAATAACAAAGCTCTTGCTGATTGGTCTGTTCTTGTAGCTGTGACTAACCAAGACAATCCACTTGATCCAACACTCTACAAACGGGCGCTTGAGCTTGTGGAAGCTGCTCAAGTAGGTAAAACCTACAAACAACATGACATCTTCACTTTGATTGATCCAGATCACACTGAAAAATTCAGTGAAGGGAAACGTGTTCTTGTTCAAGTCAACTATGATTTCACTTACAATGGGGAATCCATCAAAGACTTGAAAGGACCACTTCTTCAAAATGGCAAGCTTGCAATCTATAATTGGGAAGTTCCCAAAGAAGAGAAGCAAAACAAGCCATCAGGAGACCTTGAGACTCAACCAGTAGCACAGCCTGAATCTTAATTGATAGGAGTGTGATTGATGTATCAAGAACCAGATGGAATCTTTGGAATTATTGAAGTAGTACGTGATTTTTATGATCACGGAATTGATGAACACATGATTGTATTTCTCTTGATGGCCATTGTGGCTCTAGATATCGTTTTAGGTGTAGCTAGAGCATGGGCCTATCATGAGTTCTCAAGTAGAAAATGGAGGAAAGGGCTAGTAAGTCACACAGCTATGATTTTAATTACAGCCATTGGATATCCATTCGCTTTATATATGAATCTTGGCCCTGTAGTTGATGCCTTCATTGTCGCAATGATGGCAGCATACGGTTCCAGCATCCTTGCCAGCTTTTCAGCTTTAGGGGTTGAAATACCTGGTCTAGATCGTCTTGTGAAACAAAATATTGATCATGAGAAATTTCAGTTAAAAGATGGCTTGGAAGAGCCTAGTAAGCTAATCAAAAAAGGAGAAAAGAAAAATGAATCAAATCACTGATATTGTAACAAGTAGCGCAATGAGCATTCTTGTAATTTTGGTCGGAATTGTTGTTCAGGCAATCAAGAAGTATCTCTTAACTCGTGGAGGAAAGAAAGCTCTTGAAGTTGCTGAAATCCTTGCAAACAACGCTGTGAATGCTACTGAACAAGTAGCAGGAACATTGGACATTCATGGCAAGGACAAGATGGAGCATGCTAAAACTAGCTTGATTGAGGGACTAGAAGCATATAACATCAATTTGACTAATGACCAATTAAACACATTCATTGAGGCTGCTGTCAAAAAAGCAAATGAACAATGGAAGAAATGAGGTTCTAAAATGGCAACACTAAATGACATTCTAAATTATGCAGAATCTTTGGCAAATCAAGGTGTGGGAGCTGATGCAGATGGTGCATACGGAACCCAATGTGTGGACCTACCAAATTCAATTTCTATCAACTTCTTCGGGAGAGCTCTCTGGGGCAATGCTATTGACCTACTTAATTCAGCCGCTGGGTTAGGATATGAAGTAGTATACGATGCAATAGGAGTCAACCCACGAGCAGGAGCCATCTTTGTCATGGATACAACTTACCTATATGGCCATCCTTATGGTCACACAGGAATTGTAATTGAGGACAGCGATGGAGTCACTATGAAAACCATTGAACAGAACATTGATGGAAATGCTGACTCTCTGTATGTAGGAGGTCCAGCCCGATACAACACACGCAATTTTGATGGAATTGTTGGATGGTTCTATTTCCCAACTGATGACACATCTGTGACATTTGAACAACCAGAGCCATCAGAACCATTGACAATTGAATCAAATGGATTCAATCCAGAAACAGGAACATTCACTGTTGAAGTATCTGCTCTAAATGTGCGAGCTGAAGCCGGCCTTGGAGCTGAGATTGTAGCTGTGTATAGTGTAGGTCAAGAAATCAATTATGATGGATGGATTGACAATGATGGCTACATTTGGATCTCTTACATTGGCGGTTCTGGAAATCGTAGATATGTAGCTGTAGGGAAATCTGAAAATGGACAACGCATCACAGACTTTGGATCTTTTAAATAGAACTCTGTGATTTGTAGAATAAGAGGATTTAGATGAGCGGAAAAAATTCAACTAATCTGAAACAGACAAAAGGTGGGGAAGTCATCAAACAAGGTGACTCCTCATCTATCTTTGAATATGAATTATTAGACTATGATGGCAACAAATTCAGCTCTCTGGATGGTAAAAATGCTAAGATCAAAATAACAAACGCAAAAGGGAAGAAGACAATTGATGCTGTTGTAGAAAACTCTAAAATTCAGTTCAAACTTGAAAAAATTCTACCAGCTGGCATCTATCAAGTTGAGGTTGAATGTGATGGTTTCATCTTCCCAAGTGACAAGAGTGCTAAAATTGATATAATTCAATCTATTGAAAATTATCAAATAAGCAACATTGTTGAAATTGAGAAAGTCAACATACAGGAAGAAATAGCCACTTATATGGCCACACATCAAATTCAACCAACCAACGACAGCCAAATCATCAAGAGAATTGAAGCACTAGAAAACAGACCACAAACACATTCAGGGACGGTTGACCTAACTAATTATTTGACATCAGATCAATCGTATCAAACATTTGTGACCTATAATGTCCTTCAATCTCAGATGACAACCAACATCAAAGAGAAGCATCTGGAACTTGGAATTGATGCCCTGATAGATGAGAAATTAAAAAATGGCGGTGATTCATTCATCACTGGCCATCAAGCAGAAAACATTTTTGCTTCAAAACAAGAGCTTGAAGCCATCGTTTCACGAGTTCAAGCGCTAGAAAATAAAGCATAGTTTTTCACCCTCCATATTGGAGGGTTTTTTCTGTTATAACAGACATTTCAAAGATTGTCCGTTATAACCTCAAACAACTATCAAAAAATCTTTTCCTATTAAATGACTTCCTTTTGTGTCTAAGATGAAAAATAAAACTTGAACTTTCTTGGAAGCTATGCTAAACTAACAATGTGAGCAATGAACTTGTGGAGTTTTAGAAGTCAGTACCTAAAACAGACCCTAAAACCTAAAAACAGCTATATAATTGAGTTTTAGAAACTCCCACCGGCTCCATATTTTTATTCATGGAAGATTACTCAAGAGGCTTAAGAGGCCGTGTTGGAAACGCGGTAG